CTTAGGTGCGGGAGGCTAGGAGGGCTTAGGTGCGCCCTCCGCTATCTACTAGGCCCGCTCGTCAAGCGTCACGAACGGCGACAGCGTGTTCGTGCCCTTGTTCGGCGTGATGGCCGATGCCAGCCAGCCGCGGCCGTCCACCCGTTCAGTGATCCGGTACGCGGTGATGTCGTTCTTGAACTGGTAGTGCGGCGAGGACTCGGCCCGCATCTGCTGCCGGTCGCCCACCAGGTAGTACGAAAAGTCGAGGAAGGCGATGTCCTTACCGGAACCGCCACCGCCGATCGTCTCCATCTTCTCGGTGAAGATCAGCGGCCTGCCAAGGATCGTCATTGGAGGACCGACGACGCCGTTGTTCAGCCAGATGGCCGAACCGCCCGTGCCCACTGCAAGGCTCATCGTTGCGAGCTGCGGGAAGGTATCGATGTTCGCCACCCACACCGCCGACCCCAGTGAACCGGGGAGCATGCGGGCGTACATCTTGACCAGGTTCTCCCAGACGATCGTGTCCGCGACCTGCCCTGTCTCCTTCGCCACCGACACCAGCGCGTCCGAAAGCATCACGCCCAACGGCTGCCCGACGCCCGAACCACGGAGGAACGCCACGTCCTCGAACCATGCGATCGCTGATGGCAGAAGCTGGTCGATCAGCGCCCCGAAGGACACGATCGAATCCTGGAGCAGTTCGTTCGGCACTTCGCAGTAGGCCGTCAGCTTGGAGGCGTCCAGCACGATGCGGCCGAACGTCGCCTCGCTTTCCGTCATCGTGCCGCCCTCTTCCGTCCAGTAGCCGACGATGCCGCCGTACACGCTGGAAGCGTTCGAGGTCGCGTCGATGGTCGGGAACGGAACCCGCGCCGAGTCCATCGGGATCGTCCGCGCCCGCGACCTAACGATCGCGGACTCAAGCGACACCCTGAGGAGTTCGGCCCGCAGATTCTCCGGCACCAGGAATCCGCCCGTCGCGGCGTCGAGGCTGGAATAGTCGTTGCGGATGCGGCGCCACTTGTCCTCACCGGCGTGGTTGGAGTGCCAGATCGACTGGAAGAAGTCAGCCGTGTCGGTGAACTCGTCCTCGTAGCTGCTGCGGCCGTCCTTCGACCTGCCGGCGCCCTTCGCCTGCGGGTTGTAGAACTTGTTGACCGGACGCGACTCCGGCGTCAGGTTCACTTCTATGTTCGGGCGGTTGATGTCCTGAACGCCCCACTCCTCAAGCGCGGTGCGAATGCCGGTCTGGACAGCCTCGTCCAGCTCCTGCTTCATCGCGCCCTTCTGCGTGGCCTTTACGTACTTGCCTAGGAACTCGGAAGCGTCCTCGGCGGTGGCGAAAATCTCTTGCCGGCGCTTGTCGTCGCCGAGGATTTCCGCAAGTTCGTCTGCTGACTCAGGGATCGGTGTCTTGCTCGTCATGTCCCTCCTACGCCGCGAAAACGGCGTCCTCCTGTAGTCGTGCCATTTGGGCGCGGAAGTCCACGTTTCGCACCTGCGCCTTGGATTGTCCAGACTCGTCACCATCGATCGCGTCCGCTAGACCGAGTTCCACGGCTTCACGGTCCGTCATCCACGTCTCGTCCTTCATCCGCGCCCGCCATTCCGCCACCGTGCCCCCGGCCTTGTCGGCGTAAATGCCGGCGATGTTGTCCGAGGACTTGTCGAGGAGTTCGGCCATCTGCCGCATGTCATCCGCGTTGCCGATGACGAGACCCGATGCCTCGTGGATCATCAGTTGCGAGTGCGGAGACATGATCAGCCGATCAGCGGCCATCGCGATGAAGCTTGCTGCGGACGCGGCCAGCCCGTCAACGTACGCAGTAACTTCCGCTTTGTGCCTGCGGATGGCGTTGTAGATGGCAATCCCATCAAACACGTCGCCGCCCGGACTGTTGATCCGAAGCGTTATGCTCGTGGCCTTGATCGCGGTGATGTCGCGGATGAAATCGTTCGCGGTGATGCCGAAGTAGCCGATCTCGTCATAGATCGCGATCTCGGCTTCGGTGTCGGAGACGTTCTTGATCGAGTACCAGGAGCCTTGTGGTGAAAGCCCGTTCTGCGGCTTCTTGGTCCCCAGTACCGCCAGAAGCTGCGGCAGGTCCGCCGTAGGCTTCAGGCTCTGGAATCGCTGAATGCTCATCGCGCACCTTTGTGAAAACGGGAAAAGCACCCCGTCCCGGCGCACACAGACGCACGAAATAGAGTGCTTCCGCCTCACAAGAGGCATCGAGCGATATTCAGTTAGCCCCTAGATTAGTTAGCCCTTAACGCCTTGTCAAGCGTCTCAGCAACGCTGCTGCAGCGAGAAGCACAACTTCATCGCTCTCCTCACCGCGCAACATCCCCTCGCCGGCTGAACGTACGATCATTCCCCCGCGCACCCTGCTGTCAGCTCGTACATCAGCGGCCAGCAGCGCCACGATCGCACCCGTGCCAGCCGTGACGCTATCACGGGCGATCCTCCCCGCGCCGCCGATTGTCGCAGACGCTTCGGCGCGGATCGATGCTTCGCCGGCAAATACCGCCTCCGCACCCGTCGGTATCTGCGCCAGCAGCACCCGCAGGGCTTCGCCTGTTGGTTCCCCCTGGATGAGAACGTCTACCAGCACTTCGGCGGATAGAACCTTTTCGGGGACGGGCTTGGCAGTGCCGATGACGGGGACCAGCCCCGTGCCGCGAATCTCGCATACCTGGGGACGGCGGCGAGGCTTGCCAATGGGCGGTACGCCACGATGCGCGGGCGCATCGTCCGTCGAGGTCACACAAATCTGAAAACCGGAATCAAAGCCGTTCGAGAACGCGCACGTACTCACGGCAGCCCGATGCGAAGTTCTCCCGGCCGGAACTTACAGTCCATCGTGCTGGACACCTCCACCGGCTCCTGCACGCGATAGCGGGCAAGCATCGGCCCGTTCAGCTCATGGACGGCCCAATGATCCACCAGATGGCGGCTGTTGAATCCTTCAAAACGGATCATGTCCACGTTCTCTACATAGCGCACATCACCGCCCAGCGGCGGGGAGAACCGCACATCCTGCCGCGAATACAGGGCGTCCACGATCTCATCGTCGCCGGCATACAGCGCGAGGGTGCAGGTCTTACCTGCGAATAAGCCCAGCATCGAATCCTTTGCGGTGGACGAAAGCCCGATCATCCCTCACCTACCAGTTGTGCCACCCGCCCGTCGTCGTCGCGCACGACGCTGATGCTGACCACCTTCGGCTCCTCGCCGGGTAGGGTCACCAGCACCTCCTTGTCCTTTGGACAGTAGGCGACGGCGCCGACGTTCATGTTCCGGCCCACCCAGCGTCCGCATTTCGGACAATGCACCTCCGCCACGGTCGCGACCGGCAACGCTGGAGTAGGCGGCGGGACGGGTTCAGTATCGGCAGCGTCCTCGAGGCGGCCGATGGTGATCGGCGTCATATTCGTCGGGATCAGCAACGTGCCCTCCGAGAGTTCAGGATCACGCCCGATCGCTTCTCGGCACTCTTCCCACGAGATAAGCCCCGCCTGGAAGTTCTTGCGGTGGCGCTCCTGCACCTTATCCACGTCCTCCTGCAGCGCCTTGACGTCGGACAGGTCGAAGCACACCTCATCGATACCGCCAAACTGCGGCACGAGCTTGAGGTTCAGTACATCATCCAGATCGCCCAGTTCCGGTGTCATGGTCAAGTCCCACAGAACCTGCCAGTCCTGCCGCTTGTTTGCGTAGCTGGACATCTCATACCCGATCAGCAGGCCGAGAATCGATCCGGGGATGCGGAAGGCCATCGAAATACGCGCCTCGTTCACCGCGTCCAGTTCCTTCGGGATAGCGTCACGGAGTCCGCGGTTCAGGCCCATCTGCGTGTACGCTGCTTCATTCTGGTCGATCACTAGTAACTCATGCCACCCGCCGCGCCCGAACTGTTTCTTGAAGCGGTCGCGTATCTCGTCCTTGAGGTCCTGGGATGTCTTTTGCTTCAGCGCCAGCACCGCACCAGGACCCGCGCCGCCCTGCTCGAAGAATGTCTTGAGGAACGACCGCATGTAGTCGTCAATCGACAACCGCCCCATCAGCGGCAAAAGAGGCGGCATCCCGTAGTAGTCATCGAGTGGGTTGCGTTCCCGAAAGTGCAGGACGTCGGATTCTGGGTAGAACACCTTCGTATTCCCCGCCTGGTATTCGTAGCCTTCAATCCCGCCGGCCTTCGGAATCACTTTGACCCGATCTGGACGAAGCCTCCACAATTCTGCGATCGCTCCGCGTACGGGCCCGGTCTGGACTCTGGACGCCACCGCGTAGGCGTTACCGCCCAGCTTCTTATCCATCTCGATCGCGCCCCAGAACTGGCTGCGCGACGTCAAGGGATTCGGGTTGTTCAGCAACTTCACCAGAGGGTGCGCCACCAGCTCCTCGTAGAACCCGTTACGGAGCATGTGCTGGTTGGCTTCCCAGTGGGATTCCGTCAGGTTGTACTGACGCTGGTACAGCGCCCGCATCTCTCGCCTGGTTGTGGGCGAGTCCCGCCGCCACCGACGCCCAACGATCGCGGGTTCGCCGACCGAATCGGCCAGCAGATCGACGCAGGCGTACACGATCTCATTGGTGGAATAAATGCGGGCGTACTGAAGAAAGCCTTGCGGTGCAGATGTACCGACGGAGAACGAACCGCCGCCATATGACGGCATGGGCGGTGCCTCGTTGCGCCACCTGAGGAGTTTCATCCTGCCCCCCTCGCAAGATCGAAGATCGCCACGGCCATACCGAGTCCGGCCGCGATGACGAACAACCCGATCAGTGCCAAGAATAGCAGCAATGCCACCTTCCCCAGCAATACTGCATCTTCCACGTCGATCAATTCAGCGAGATATTTCACACGAAGAACCCCTCCGACTCACCCTCGTTGAGTACGCCTTCGGCGATCGCCGTTAGCCGCGCTTCGTTCGCCAGGATCGCCGCCACAACTCCGTCAATCTTTAGCGGGGAGTCCTGCCGCTCCTTTTGGATCGTCCACATCTGATTCCCGTCATCGTCCTCGAACTCGTGCATATGCTTGACGGCGTTGGCGACGCAAGCGGTTAGCCGCTTGTCACCAGCATGGCTCACCTGCGCCGTATTGATCGCGTCCCGAAAGTGCCGGCAGGCGATCGCCATCTTCCGCCGCTGGTTGGTCGGCCAGTCAACCACGACGTCCTCGCTGTACTTCTCCTGCCAGCGCCTGATCGGGTCGATCCACTGGAACGGGTCTACATGGACGCGCCAGACGTTCCACCGCTCAAACGCGGCATCTAACGTCTCGTCCACCTCCCCAAACGGAATCCGCAGCTCGCCGCGATACTCCTCCGGCTCCCAGTAGCCCACGACGAACAGATGGCCTGTCTGCAGTTCCTGTCCGACGAGCGCGGTATGGTCACGGGTCAGCGATCCGTCGAACCCCAGCGCGATCAACGCTCCGTCGGCAACCTTGTAGCCCTTCCGCTCAAGCGCCGTCCACTTCTTGAAATCGAACGGCTTGTCCTCCTCGGCGACGATCTGGTTCAGGTAGAACCGCCTAGCCATTGCCGGCGTGGTGCGCGGGTCCATGATTTCCGCTGTCAGTCGGTCAATATCCAGCCAGTCGGAATCACCCCGCGCCGCCGCGATCCCGCGCTTGATCGACTCAGGATCGTTGAGGTCGGTTTCCGGCGCTTCCAGCGAGTCGTACAGCATGTCGATCGGCTTCGAGCCTTGCTCGGCCTTCTTCCATGCCTCGTAATCATGCTCGGCATCGCTATCTTCACCCGGAGCATGGGCGTTGGAGATGGCCAGCACCCGCGACGATGCGTCGCGCGACTTGGCAGCGTTACGGGCGATCACCTTGCTCATCTCGTGGCCTTCATCGACCTGCCGCCAGTGATGCGTCTCGTTCTTGATGATGAACGTCGCCCGCCCACCCTCCAGCGCACGAGGGCTTGAGGTCACCGCCTCGATCCGCCGCCGCCCCTTCTCGGCATAGATAATTTCCTTCCCCACGTCGATTTGGTGCGCTTGGATCGTCTCTGGCGAGAAGAGTCCGGGGAACAGGGTCATGGTATTGCGCGTCTGGTCCTTCGACACCGCTGCCACCTGCACCCATGCCGTTGGATGGGAGATCGCCACCGGCCGCCCATCCTCGAAGCCTCCAAACCGGCATGGGCCGACGAACTCGATCGCGCACAGAACCGCCGCCAACGGGTCCTTCCCGTGGCCCTTCATGCGCCGGAACATGCCGTAGCGATACTTAAACCGGCCTGCCTCATCGATGGCGTACCAGTTCAGGATGAACCTGGTCTGTTCCTTCGTGAACTTCCACGGATAGCCCGCCCGCGGTCCGTCTGGCTGCAACAGGTTCTCGGCCGTCCACTTCAACACATCCCACCCGAGCGTTAGACGATCCTCGGGGACTCCCGAAGGGCCGATGCGGATGCCTGAACTAGCTGCGGCCGTCACTCGGCGATCTGCCTCCGATACTCGTCTATAGCCGTGACACCCGCCCGCGCCTCGATCTTCGGCTCCACATACCTGATTCGGAGATCACGCCGAAAGTCTACGGTCGTACCCATCACCTTCTCACGGTTCCGCAACTCCGTCGCCACTCGCAGATCGCCCTTCGCAAACGCCGCATGCACGTAGGCAGTGTCGAACGCGAACTGCCAGTCCTCCTCCGACCACAAGACGCAGTGCGGCATGGTGCTGACGGCCTGCCACCAGCGTTTTGTGTGCGTCGGCCAGGTGGCCTCACCGGGATTCGTGCGCGGGAGCTTCGGCCCACCAGCGAACCGGACGTCCTCAACCTCGGTCCACTCGTGGACGGGCTTCACCCGATGACGTACGGGCGTCCCCTCGTTCGGCTTCCTGCCTGCAGCGGGCACCTATCCGACTCCCCCTAGCGGCGGGATTCTATACCGCCTGAAAAACGAC